CATCACATGTATGTGCAGGGTGATCTTAATGTTACGGTAGAGGGTGACATGCGCCATCTCGTGCAGGGCGACTACATTCAGGAAATTCGAGGCGACTTTGTTCAGAAGGTCGACGGCAATCGAATCTCTAAGGTTCAGGGCAACGATGCTCTTGAGGTAATTGTAAACTCTTCGACCAATGTATCCGAGGACTACTCGCTTCGCGTCGGAACGAACTCAACGATACTTGTGGACGGCAATGCGACGCGTGTAGTGCGCGAGGATGATACGGACACCGTGCTCAATGACAGAAGTTCAATCGTTGGAAATAACTCATCGATCGGTGTTGGAAACGATCTTAGAATTAGTGCGTCCAACGATCGATCCGATGTGACGGGCAACGAACATACGATCGAGAGTGTCGGTGTTATGACTCTTGACTCAGACCTACTCGTTCAGACGAATCCATAATAGGACGATAAGAAGACATGGCAGATTCTATATTTGATACACTCTGCGGCGACTCTGGAATCATTACCAGAATTAATGAGGCGCAGGAACTCTATCGTACCGTTGTCACGGGTGGTAAGAACGACCTCTTTTTGATTCAGCAGGAAATAGAAAGAATCAAGTCACTGACCGAACCCGATGTACTGAAGAGAAAGCTTCAAGAAGATATTCGGAATCTTCTATCAGACGAAGCACTTCGCAATCCTACGGGAACGATCGCACAACTGCTTGAAATTCGAGCAGCGTATCAGGAACTCGGCCCAGCGATTGATCGAATTATCGAAAACGTTGAGCAGTTCATTCGTGATCCACTCGGAACACCACTCGAGCTCTGTCAGGATATACCAAACATCGTTCGTATCGGCGATGAGGTAAGAGAACTTGCGGATCCGTCAAAGAGTCCTGACGAGAGTCCTGACACCGCAGATCCAGAACCCTTTGACATTAAAGAAGCGCTGAGTAAGTTTGAGACGGTACCAAGATTCGAGAAGGATAAGTTCTTTATTCTGAATCTCCCCGATGATTATCAGTCACCGAAACAAAATGCGCGAATAGGACCAGGGGCGGCAAATAGAGCCGCGCTTGGTGAATAAATAGTAGTATGGCTATAACAACAAGAGAACAATCCGTCACCTCGAGACGATTGGACTATACTGACGTTGACTTTTCGTTTACCGTAAGTCCTGTCACGAATGGACTTGTTTTAAAAAGAGGTGAGGAAGCAGTAAAACAGTCGGTGCTCAATATACTTCTAACTGGGCGAGGTGAGAAACCATTTCAGCCGACGTTTGGTACACAACTGCGAAACCTTCTCTTTGAACCGTTTGACGTGGCTCTTGCGGCTGTTATCGAAGAGGATATACGACTTACTCTAAATAACTTTGAGCCACGACTCAGAGTTCAGAATATACGAGTAAACGATCTTCCCGATCGTAACTCACTCGAAGTGACAGTCACTGGAGAGATCATCTCACCGGAGCCGTCAGAATTAGAAATTCAATTTATTGTTGAGAGACTCAGATGACATCAGAAATCGACTTTAATGAGATTCGTAATAATCTTCGCGAGTATCTTCGTTCACAAGATACTCTTCAGGACTACGACTTTGATGGATCAGCGATCTCTTCAATCATTGACCTCCTTGCGTATACGACTCATATCAATGCGGTAAACGCAAACCTTGGTCTGAATGAAACCTTTCTTGATACCGCTCAGTTTAGAGGATCGGTTGTCGGTCATGCTCGGCAACTCGGATACACACCACGATCCGCTACCGCTTCGAGAGCAGTTATTGATGTTACTGTTAATAATCCTAATTCAAATGAGTTGACTCTTCAAAGAGGTCATCCGTTTCGCGCATCATCTGGAGGAACATCATTCACGTTTGTTCCACTTGAGACGTTTACGACTGATGATGCCGTGTTTAGAAATGTTCATCTCGTTCAAGGAACTTTTAAGTCTTCAGAGTTTATTTTTGACTCAAGATCTGGAGAAAAGTTTTTGATTCCACAATCGGACGTTGATGTCTCAACAATTCAAGTCACAGTGTTCAATGATGTGAATTCAAGTAATTCTCGTGTGTTCTCGCCTGCCAAAAATCTTACCGAAATAACAAGTGATTCGAATGTGTTTTTCTTGTCAGAAAATCCAGATGAACGTTATGAAATAATGTTTGGTGATGGTGTGATTGGAACTGCTCTCGACGACGGCAATTACGTGGTAGTTGATTATGTGGTGACTCAGAAAGCCGAGGCTAATGGGTCATCTGTATTTTCAACTAACACAGCAATTCAAGGCAATTCAAATATCACGATTGATACAGTACAACCTGCGAGAGGTGGCGACGAAAGAGAATCAATCGAAGCGATTCGTCGTAATGCACCACTTTCTTTTGCTGCTCAAAACCGTGCGGTCGTGCCTCAAGACTATGAGTCTATTATTCGAGAAGGATTCTCGAATGTTGAATCGGTTAAAGTCTGGGGAGGTGAGGATAACGATCCTCCAAAGTACGGAAAAGTTTTTGTTTCAATAAAACCAAAAGACGCCGAAGTGCTCACAGATAACGAGAGAGACGTGGTGCTGAATGACATACTCATACCAAAGAGTATGCTTACGGTTGATCCCGAACTTGTAAATCCAGAATTTCTTTATATCGTTCTTGAGGTATTCTTTAAGTATGATCCTTCAAGAACTAATCTTACTGAAGTTGAACTGGAAAACAAAGTTGTTGAGAATATTGAAGAATATAATAGAAGTAGCCTTACACAATTCGATAGAGTTTTTAGATACTCTCAGTTGTTATCGGTAATTGCTAATACTGATGATGCAGTTCTTAACTCTTTTGCTCGAGTCTATGTGCAGAAAAGATTTATTCCTCGTCTTAATGTTTCTTCTACCTATGAGTTAGATTTTTCTGTCGATCTGTTTAAGAGTTTTGGTACTCGACCCGTTATTTTTCTTTCTTCAGAATTTACAGTAAATGGTTTGGATAACTGTAGATTTACTGATGTTCTTGACAATAATGATTCACGACGTATTCAGATTGTTCGCGGAGATCCTTCAAATCCTCAGGTTGTTGTTTTAAATGCAGGATTCATTGAAGGAAGTAAGTTGGTGTTAGTAAACTTTCGACCTGAAAGAATTGAGGGTGGCGTTATTACAATAGAATGTATTCCAGATTCATATAATGTTTTTGGAAAAAGAAACACCGTTCTCTCGATTGATTGTAATTGTCCACAATTCTCCATTGACGGCTCGATAGATACTTTTGCAATTGGCGCTGAATACGCCGGCGAGACTTATGAGGTAGCACCTAAGAATGCCAACATATAGTGGAAATAAAGATCGAGCAAAACTAGCACCTCATATCGAGACACTTTTAAGTTCGTTCGTTCCTAGCCATATTCGGGAAAGTTATCCTGAGTTGATTGAGTTTGTGAAGGCGTATCTGTCTTATTTGGAAGAGACGAATCTGTCTGGTTACTATCAGAACACTCTTCAAGACCAAAGAGATATTCGTACACAAGACTCTGAGTTTCTTCGTCGCATTGAAAAAGAAATCGGTCTTTTTGTTCCAAGAGACTACGAGGCCGATCCAATTCTTTTTTACGATAAGATATCGGAGATTTGGAGATCAAAGGGTACCGATGAAGGATTAAAGCTTTTTTTCCGTTTATTTCTTGATGACCCTGTTCAGATAAGATTACCGTATGAACAAGTTCTCATACCGTCTGATGGTAGATGGACGGTCGAGGATAAGATTCGTGTATCAATGATATCGGGCAATCCTGAAGACTTTGAAGGAAAACGAATCATTCAGGTCGAACAGTTTGCCGAGGCAACAATCGCAAAGGTTGAACGTCGAGTTTATTCCGACGGAATTATTTGGGAACTCATTTTTGTAAAGGCTAGTCGTTCTGGCAACTTTATTGAAAATAATACTATTGCGATAGAAGACGACTTGGATACACGAGCAGAAGTATATAGGTCTGTCACAGGCATTAATATTGATAATGGTGGAGTTGGATACTCGCGTGGAGATTTTATTACTCTGCAAGGATATGAAGGAATTTCATTTACTGCATATGTTGATGCGGTTGATGAATCTGGAACGATTGAAGCATTACAGATTGCCAATTACGGATCCGGTAATACTCCTAATCATATTAAAGAAAAGTACGAACCTGCAGTTGGCACTGTCACACAAGACACCGCTGATGCTATACTCTCTGCTG